GTGGTCAAGGCACAGGATCTGGGCGTGCCGACGCTGGAAAACAACCCGGCTGACTCGGACTGGACCTCGGAGCTGGCGACCGGCTCCGAAGATACCACGATGAGCTTCGGCAAGCGCCAGTTTCAGCCTCACCCGCTGGCGAAGTCGATCAAAATCTCGAACAAGCTACTTCGCGCATCGGCGCTGCCGATCGAGGAACTCATCCGCGATCGCTTCTCTTACAAGTTCGGGATCACGCAGGAAAAGGGCTTCCTGACCGGCAATGGCTCGCAGCAGCCGCTGGGGCTGTTCACGGCCAGCGCCCAGGGTATTCCGACCACGCAGGACTACAGCACCGGGAATACCACCACAGCGCTGCAACCTGACGCGCTGGTGGGGGCGCTCTACAAGCTGAAGGCGCCCTATCGGAAGAACGCGCAGTGGCTTTTTCACCGCGACGGCGTCGCCCAGATCATGAAGATGAAGGACGGCGACGGCCAGTATCTCTGGCGCGCGGGCCTGCAGCCGGGACAGCCGGACATGCTGCTGGGCCGTCCGATCATGGAGTCGGAGTACGTTCCGAACACCTTCACCACCGGGCTTTATGTCGGGATGCTCGCGGACTTCAGCTTCTACTGGATCGCGGACGCTCTCGACATGACCATCCAGCGCCTCGACGAACTGTACGCGGCGACCAACCAGGTCGGCTTTATCATGCGCGTCGAGACTGACGGTATGCCGGTGCTGGCGGAGCCTTTCATTCGAATCGCGTTGGCCTAAGCGCCCTGAGTGGCGCTGACTTTTGCGGAGGTTGGACTGATGCACCTTTCTAATCATGTGAAGATTCTCGACGTGATCGACGCCGTAGCGGCCGGATCGACGGACAAGGTCGGCGACCATTACGTCGATATGCAGGGCTACGACGGCGTTATATTCATCGCCCATATCGGCACGTTGACCTCCGGGCAGGTTACTACGCTCGAAGCCAAGGGTTCGGATACGACCTCGGGGTTTGCGGCTTTCGCGACTCCGGCGATCACCGCTGCGATGGCGGATGGCGATGGCAAGAAATGCCTCGTGCTGGACATCTTCCAGCCCGGCCATCGTTACGTGCAACCGACGATCCATCGCGCGACGCAGAACGCGGTGATCGACAGCTGCATCGCGATTCTCTATCAGGCTGATTACAAGCCGGTCTCGAACGTGGCCGACTCGGTCAATATCTCGCAGATCGCCAAGTTCGTCTCTCCGTAAGGATAGGCCTTAGCGGACGACCTTTAGCAGTGGAGGGATGAGAGATGGCGGCTGATAACACTTACGTGACCGGCAATTTCGAGAAGCAGGGCGGCGCCGAATGGGATGTTGGCAACGGAACGTCCAAGACCGGCAGTCTAATCATCAACGCCGGTGGGACGCTCGATGCTTCGGCGGGAACTTTGACGCTAGGGCCTGCTCAGGTCTCTTTGGCGAAAGTCGATCTGACCGGAATGAAGACGCTCAAAGGGACCGGCGCGGCAAGTGCGGGCGCCGTGACCTTGACCGGCGCTGTCATCGGCATGCGCGTCGTTTCGATATTCGGCAACCTGACCGCGGGCGGCCCTATGTTGGTGTTCGTGCCGGGAACTGACTTCGAATCGGTGATCACGGTCACTGACCAGGTTCAGCAGCTCACCGGTGATTACCATCTCGACACGATTGTTTTCGTGCTCGCGCCGGCGGCGGCGTAATGAAAGTCCGGATGCACACCACGATGGCTGGGCCACATGGCGTGGTCGAAGCTGGGGCAACTGGCGAAGTGCCGGTAGCGGTCGCGCGGATGCTGGTAAAGGCCGGCCATGCGACGGCGCTCGAGGAGTTTCCACCGGAAAGCGCGAGCCGCAAGGGCGCAAGTGAAAAGGCGGTCAAGCCGACTGCCGAGGTCAAGGAATGAAGAAGCGATTTCTACTCTTTGCATTGCTGGCGGTTCTCATCTTTGGCTTTGGGCCTCGTCCCGCAGGCGCGACAGCCGCTGCGATTTCTCAGACTCAGGTTCTCCTGCACTTCATTGGAACCTTCCTTGGTGCCTCGAATCTGACGCAGCCTCAAGTCCCTCTGGCGCTTCAACAGAGCATCACGTTTTCGAATGGTGCCGGCGCCAATCAAGGCGACTTCATTTGGCAGGATTCCCGGACGCTCAGCGCTTCTGCGAGTGAAAGTCTCGATCTACAGACCGGCGCGCTTACCGACAATGTCGGAACCGCGATTACGCTCTCAAAGCTCAAGGTTCTAGTGGTTGTCGCAAGCGGCGCCAACACCAATGACGTGCTGGTCGGCGGCGCTGGGGCGAATGCGATTACTGGGCCTTGGGGCTCGACCACTGATTACAACACGATCAAGCCGGGCGGAATGTTCCTCATCGCAGCGCCCACGGCGGCCGGCTATACGGTCGATGGCACGCACAAGCTGCTCAAGGTTGCGAATTCAAGCTCCGGCACGAGCGTTACTTATCAGATTTACGTCCTCGGCTACGAATAAGGCGGTGGAGTCCTCTACGATAGATGGCGCTCAAGCTGACAACTCCAGCGGCAGTAGAGCCGGTTTCCCTGGTGGAAGCCAAGGCTCATCTGCGGGTTGATTTCAGCGATGACGACATCTATATCCTCGCGCTGATCAAGGCTGCGCGCGGCTACTGCGAGGGCTTCTCGCGGCGCGCATTCTTCACGCAAAGCTGGTTACTCGCACTCGATCACTTTCCCGGCGCCAACGATTACCAACAGGGCTATTGGGATTATGGCGTGCTCGGTGATGCCGCGCTCGGGCTTGGCATGCCCGCGGCCGGCTATACGATGGAGTTCAAGTCGGAAGTATTCTTCCGCGCCGGCGCGATAATCATCCCTTATCCGCCGCTCCAGACCATCGACAGCATCAAGTACCTCGATCCGAACGGCGTCCTACAGACGCTCGATCCGACGCTCTACCAAGTCGACAACATCAGCGAGCCCGCGCGCGTGGCGCCCGCGGCGAACCAGACATGGCCGCTGACGCAGATTTCCGTGCGCGCGCCGATTTTGAATGCGGTCCAGGTCGCCTTCACCTGCGGTTTCGGCACGGCGACGAATGATGGCAGCGTTACGACCTTTCCGACGACCTTTCCGGTCGAGATCGCGCACGCGATGAAGCTGCTGATCGGCCACTGGTACGAAAACCGGCTGGACGTGCTGACTGGCGCGCGCGCTGCTTCGATTGAAGTGCACAAGTCGGTCACTCAACTGCTCTGGCTTAACCGCGTCATGTCGGTGGCGTAATGGCGAAGTCTAATCCATTTCCATCGGTGGATCCGGGCGAGCTGCGGCATCGCGTAACCTTCCAGCGCAACATTCCATCGCGCGATCAATTCGGCGCCTCGAATCCGAACTGGGAAGATTTCGTGACGGTCTGGGGGCGGATCGAGCCACTGTCCGGGCAGGAGCGCTTCGTCTCGCAGCAGCTTTATCCGGAGTCGAATACGCGTATCACGGTGCGCGGTCAGGTCGGCGCGATGCTGGTCAATGCGCAATCGCCCGACGTGACGATGCGCGCGGTTTATCGCGGGCGGAACTTCGATTTGGTCAATTTTTCCGACGTCGATGAGCGCCGGATCGAAACCTCGATCACCGCGATCGAGCGGCCGTCGAACAGGAATACGTGATGCGAGCCGAATTACTGCATGTTGTCACCTGCATTGCCAATCCGGTGCGCTGGGAAAGCCGGATAAGGCTATTCCGCGAGCACTTCTTGCCTTGCATGCACGCCGCTGGCGTGCGCCTGACGGTGGTCGAATGTCAGTACGGCGAACGGCCTTTCGAGCTTACCGAAGATGCCAAGGCGCGCGGCTTCAATCTGGTTGGCGTGCGGGCGAAAACGCTCGTCTGGAACAAAGAAAACCTGCTCAATCTCGGGATCGCCAATATCGCGACGCACTTCGATCCGGGCTTCAAGTATGTCGCTTGGGTCGATGCCGATATCAAATTTCGCAAGTCTAACTGGGCCTCCGAAACGGTCCACGCGCTCCAACAGTATGACTGGGTTCAGCCGTGGTCGGATGCCTACGATCTAGGACCTGATGACAGCCATATCAGCCATCACAAGTCCTTCGGGCGTCTTTTCTGGGAAGACAAGCCGGTAGCCAGTTGCGGGCCGAAGCATTGGAAGTTCGATGGCGGCCCTTACGACTATGCGCATACCGGTTATGCATGGGCGGCTACTCGGCAATCGCTCGAATGGGTTGGCGGTCTTATCGACTTTGCGGCGATGGGCGCCGGCGACCATCACATGGCGCTCTCGTTGGTAGGACGCGCGGATCGTTCGATGCCTGGGCGCGTCCACCCGGCCTATGCGCGCCGCATCTATGACTGGCAGCGCAAGGCGCTCGAACACATCAATCAGAATTTCGGCTTCGTCTGGGGCACGGTCGAGCATCCTTTTCATGGCGGCAAGGCGAATCGGAAGTACGTCGAACGCTGGGACATGATCGTCGAGGAGCAGTTCAATCCCGACGTCGATATCAAGCGCAACGTCTTCGGCGTGATGGAGCTGACCGGGAATAAGCCACGTCTAAGGCATCTGCTCGACGTTTATTTCAAGAGTCGCAACGAGGACGCGAACACTTTCTGATGGCTGACGGCAACATCGAAATCGTCGGCGGCAAGGAGCTGCACGACAAGCTGCTGACCCTGACGGATCGCGTGGCGGTCAACGTCATGGTCGGCGCGATGTATGCCGGGGCGACGGTAATTCGCGCGATCGCGCGCAAGCTCGTGCCGATCATGGACCTGTCGCGATGGAACGGGCCTCACGAGCCGGGCGCGCTACTCGCGGGCATCTTCGCCGGTCGAACCAAGTCGCGCGATCGGAACACGGTCGGAGCGATCGTCGGCATTAGCAAGGAAGTCTGGTGGGGCCGGTACGTCGAGATGGGCACGCGCCACGCTCGAGCATTCCCGTTCATGCGGCCGGCCGCAGATGAAGGCAAGGAAGCGGCGGTCGAGGCGGTGGCCGAATATGCGGGTCGGCGGATCGAGACGGAGGCGGCGAAATCGGCATGATCGAGGACGCGCTTTACGGCTACCTCGCGCGCCAGGCTGCGATTACCGCGCTGATCGGCTCGGGTGATGACTTCCGGCTTTATCCCGACCTATTGCCCGAAGGGATCGCATATCCAGCAGTGGCCTATTTCCGCGTGAGCACTCCGCGGCTGCATACACTCGACGGTCCCAGCGGCTTCGCGCAGCCGCGCTTTCAGTTTTCGGTCTGGGGCAACACGAAGAGCGACGTAATCGCGGTGGTCGAAGCCTTGCGGCTCACGCTGGACGGCTTTCGCGGGCAGATGGGCGATACCCAAGTGCGCGCGATTCTTAGTGACGACGAGATGGGCGACCATGATCAATACGACGGCAACACCCGGAGCTTCCATCGGGTGATCGATTTTCACGTTTCACATGAAGAGGTGGAGGGGTTGAGCGATGGCAAGTAAATATTCCGGCGTAGGAACTATCCTCAAGCGCGGCGATGGCGGCGGCCCGGAAGTTTTCACGCCCATTCCGTCGATGTCGAACCTTGACGGCCCGAAGCTGGATATCAACCAGATCGACGTTACCACGATGGACGACGCGGGCGGCTATGAACAGTACATCGCGGGCATCAAGAAGCCGGGCAGCGTCACCTTTGAACTGATCTTTGACCCGGCCGATGCACAGCATAAGGGCCTGCTGAACGATTACAAGCTCGGCACGGTGCGCAATTTCCAGTTGATCTTTTCCGACACTGGCGCGACGCAATGGTCCTTCGCCGCGCTGATCAAGGTAGTGGCGCCGAAGATGAGCCCGAAAGCGGCCGTTACGATGTCCGTCGAGCTCCAGATCAGCGGCGCGCCGACGCTGGTGACGACCTAATGAGCCGCCTGAAAGTAGGGCTGGTAGCGGCCCTGATGGCGATGGCGTCGTGTTGGCAGCCCGCATGGGCGCTCACGATCAACGAGACTGGCACGTCAGGCGCGCCGGTCTCGGTGGGCGCATGCTCGGGAGCGGCGACGAAGGTGATCGCCTCGGACCCCTCGGCGCTTTCATGGTCGCTGATTCCCGAGAGCGGCGACATTCGCTGTATGCCGCGGACCTTGGCGGATGGCGCGGCTAGCCCAGCGCCTACAGCAACGGTGGGCTTCCTGATGAAAAGCAACGTGGTCGTTGAAGAGAACAACCTGCGATCGATGGTCGTAA